GTTGGATTTTGAATGGCGGTGAATGACCAAATCCTAGGATTTGTAATCTGGATTGGCTCTGTAGATACATAGCCTGATGAAAGAACAGCCATTAGATTTCAGCCCTCGCCTTCGCACGGTAAGTTACAGTTGTATCAAGAGGAACTTCATAGTCATCCAAGGTAGCAATTTGCGATGCAGATGCCGTTACTGGGCTATTTCTTATTTCTGTATATGTGACTCCAGAATCTTCTGAGCGTTCAACTACAAAAGAAAATGTTGCAAATCCTCCGCGTGTCCAAAATGGAGTTTCACCCGCATGGAAAGCAATCTTGTCTACAAAATGAGTTTCACCCGAGCCAGCGCTTGCAACCTTTACGATTACTTGAGCGTGAGTCGCTGTTGCTGGAGCGGTGCCAGACACATTGCACTCATTCCACGCGCTAGATGAATCATTCTCTGCGGTTCCAAAAAGTGTTGAGATTGCTGTTCCGCTTGTATTAAGCCAGATAATTCCTATAGAGCATGAACGCGCTGTTGAGTTAGCCTTAAACTCAGCGGTAGCCGAGAACTTATTGTTAGCCGTTACTGCGAACTTGGTAGCCGTAGTAGTTGATGCCGTCATGTCTCCAGCCGAACCAGAGAGAACCGCTAATGAGGCGGTGCCACTTGAATACTGCGATGTACTGCGTGAGATAGAGCAGTTGGTGACAGCCGCCCACCCAGTTGTATTTGTTTCTAAAGATGCTTGGTTTGCAGATAAAGCGTTTGTACGACCAAAAATTGTTACTGTAACTGCGCCCGTGGTTGAATCGTAGAACGCCGAGACTGTAGGAGTAGCAGGAGAATCAATTGCAAGAGCAAATTGAGAAAATGCCCAAGCGCTAAAGTAATTGAGACCGTTAATGAGAGAGGCAACTCGAACATAGGCTCTGTAAGTAGTGCTATTGGCTAGGTCACCTTCAAGGGTTTGACCGTTATTGGTAGAAGTAATGATTCCAGTACCAATAGTAGGAGTGGATGTATCGGGGCTAAAAGTTGCCCCACCATAAGTAGTTGCATCAAAGATTTTAATTTCATAAGCAGACTGAGGGCTACCGTCAGAAAATACTGGAGTCCAAGTTACGGAAGGAAAAGATGTATCTGTGACCGTTCCAGTAGGAGCCGTGACCGTAACTGTTGGGCGTGGAGCCGTTGTTACAACTGCGTAAAGTTTGTAAAGGGTTGTTCGATTTGTTGGACTCGGAGGAGTAACCGTTGAACCTGTAGCACCATCGGTAAATTTTACTACTAAATTATCAAGGAGTGTTTGTGTCCATGAGGCACCGTTTGGAGCGCTTGTAAGTTTTATTCCAAGGTCATAAGTAGTTGCTGTAACTATGCCTTGTTTTGTAACTGGGATGCCATAAGTAACAGTACGACCATTACGGTCTGTAATAACGCCAAGACTAAATTGGGCAAGAGAATCTGTCGCTAACGCTGAGATTCTTGCAAAAAGATTTATTGATGTGATTGTTTCGTCAGCCGATAATGTTGTAGTTTCGAACTCAGCCTCATAGGAGGCAGGTACGGTTATATCTGTGCGCTGTAAGTAAGTGGCATCGCTGTTATCCGCTAAAACAGCAAAGTCGGAACCGCCTGTACCAGTAAATAAAGTATCGCCATTCCAGTTAGCGTTTGGGTAAAGTGTATATTCAGCCATTATTTAGCCGCCAATTCCTTAGCCAAGATTGCAAATGTTTGTTCAATCTTATCGGTAATCATTTTGATTTCTTCTTCGGTGTTCTTGGCACCTGAAGTATTGACAACAACTTGGAAAGCGCCTTGTTGAATGAACTGATTGTTACCTGATGTGCGTGTAGCAAGTTCAGCCTCGGTAACGCGATTGAGTTGAGCCTGAGCATTACTAATCAATCCGCCAAACGCCGCATCTGCACCGTACTGACCAATTGCCGCACCTGAGAATGAAATAGCCTTTTGGAGAGAGTTAATCTGAGCGATAGCCTCTGCGCCACCGCCAAGAATTGATGCCGCAAGTTGAGCGCCCTTTACTGGACCAGATTCAATGATGTCTTTGAGAGCGCCTGAATCCAAGCCCATTGCCTGAAGTGTGGCAATTTGTTGAGCGAACTGATTGCTCTTGTCAAGGCGCTGGCGCATATTTTCAATGAGCGACTTAGCCTTTGGAATAAATCCGTCTGGCAACTCAATACTCTTGAGACCAGCAAATCCTAAGATTGTATCTTTAAGTGAATCAGCGAACTCACCCGATGCTTTACGAAGGTCATCTAAAACACCCTTAATTGAGTCAATACCCGCTTGCATTGCCTCACGGATAGCCTTCATACGGTCAGCCGCTTTAAGGGCATCTTCAGCCGCTTTAGTGCCATCGTCTACTTTTGATGCTTCGTTGTATTTCTTTTCTTCTTCTTTTAGAATATCACCGAAGCCAAGACCTTCTTTAAGGCTATCTTTTATCTTATTGATAAAACCTTCAATACCATCGCCAACCGCTGAGGCAAAGTCTGTGTTATCCGCAAACTCCATCATTGAGGCAGAAAGACCAATAAGGAACTCACCAGCCGCATCAGCCTTGTCAGCAATACCATTGATAAAGTTTCCGACTGTTCTAGCAAAGTCAAAGTCTTTTACATCTTGAATAACTTCTATCATTTTTCCAAGAGCGCCAGATGCCATTTTTGCACCAGCAACCATAGTGTCAAGAATTTTTGCACCGTTATCTTTATCAGCAAATTCTTGAACTTTTACGGCAAACTTAGATAATGTAGTTTCCGTTGCCCTTAATCCTTTTTCAACAGCCGCGCCAATACCGCCGATACCATTTACTGTTTTTTCAACTCCCGCAATAACTCCAGTAAACATTGATTTACCAAGACCTACTGCAACGGAGGCAAATTGAGTAACAACATTTTTCGTAGCATCTAAACCGCTATTGATTGCATTTGCAACCATATCTCCAACTAAAGGAATTTTGCTAAATAAAGCCGCAAGCCCTCTAATCCATCCAGTCATTTTGTCAAAAGCCCATCCGAGGAACTTTCCAATTCCTGCCGCAATGTTTTCAAGAAGTCCAAAAATTCCCTCTCCGACATTGCCAATGGCATTTAATATGCCTAAAAATACTTTTTTGACTCCGCCGAATAGGTCGTTAAATGCCCCTACTAGGTCAGCAATAACTCCAATAACAAAGGCAAGTGTTTTAATAATTCCTACTACTACAAAAGATATAACTTTAATAATGCCGTTAAATATAGCCTTGACGACATCGTAAAGAGTTCCATGGCTTTCCATAAGGTTAATGAAGGCATCAACAATCCATTTAATTACCTTGAGTTGGAATTGATAGTAGGTTAGAACAACATCAATAATGAACTCAAATACCTTGGCTATTACCTCAGCAACAAAGCCAAGTACGCGAATCCAAGTTGCAAACGCCTTAAGTAAATGTCCGATAGCCTTAACAATATAAGCCAAAACATAAATAACAGTTTTAATAATAAAGTTAAAGACAAGCCCAACTACCTTGGCTACATCTTTATTAGTCTTAATTAAATATCCGAAGGCAACCATAAGGGCTATAACTGCACCAATCACCAATGGAATTGGGTTAAAAGCCATAGTTGCGTTAAGAATTCTTACTGCCGCTGTTAGAGCCTGTGTAACGATAGTCACGGCTGTTGTAGCCGCCCCCCAAAGCCAAGTAGCCGCTGTGGTTAATAAAATAGTGGCGCGGTAACCAGCGTAGCCAATTGCCAAAATTCCAATAACAATTGCAAGATTTTTGAATAAAGCAATGTTGGTTTGAACAAAAGAAATAATTCCGCGGACTGCTCCAGCGACAAGATTGATTGCTTTTGCTAAGAGGGCAACCGCAATTACGGAAACTGCTCCCATAATCTTTCCAAGTTGAACAAATATAGGCAAGATTGGCTTAAAAGCAGTAATAAGATTTAGAAAGGCGTTTCTTACCTGCGTAGAAGTAAGCGCTAAAACAAGAAAAGCAACTGGTAACGGAGACAATTTAGAAAGCACAGAGCCTAAAACTGGAACCATTCCAAATAATTGTTTTCCAGCCAGAACAGCAAAGCCTGAGCCAACTGCCGCCAAAACAGGAAGCAACATCTCAAACTTTTCTGCCATTGCCGTTATAGCAGTTTGTGAATTTTTAAGAGTTCCATCTAAATTTTTAACTGGGGTTTCAGTCTCGGTAAATTTCTTTATTACATCGCCCATCTTGACCAAAAAAGCGGTGATTGGGGCGGTAAGTTTTACAAACACCATTTGTAGCGCTTCTAATACATTTTTGAACTTTTCGCTCTTAGTAAATGCTTTTGATATGTTTTTTTCAACATCGTAAAGAGCCTTAATCATCGGACCAAAGGCTTTTAGGAGAACTCCACCTACTGCTACTTGAATTTCATTGTGGATACGAGCAAAAGAACGAAGTACCTTGCCAGGACTATCCATAGCCGCTTCGTAAACTCCAGCCACCTTTGCCGCTTCAGCAAGCGCACCAGTAGCAACTGCTTGTTGCTTTTGCTGGTAAGTTAAAGCGCTGGCACTAATTCCAAGGCTTCTTGCAAATGACTCGTACATCTGCCCAGCAGATTTCTGGATACCAACTGATTTTAGAACTTCACTTCGACCCGTGATAACAGCGTGGGTGAGCATATTAAATGTATCGGTTGAGTTTTTACCAGATACAACCGCAAGGTCTTGAGCCGCTCTAGCCAACTGAGAGGCATAGGCTAAATCTAAATTGTTTTGAGCAAATTTAATGGCTGATTGCTGAGCAACCTCCATCTCAATACCCATGTCTTTTGTGGCTATCGCCGCATCTCTAATTGCCTGATAGCCAAGACCCGTTGCTTTTCCAACGGCGTTCATAGAGACATCCAACTCGTCTACGCGAGCCGCCGCCATAAATGCTTTTGTGCCAAATGCAATCATCGCCGCAGTTGCGGTACCCGCCGCAATTCCTACGCCTAAGACTGCACCACGCAAGGAAGATGATTGCGCGGTGAACTGATTCATTGATTGGGTAGCCTGTTGCATACCCTTTGTAAACTGTGCGGTTTCAGCGGTTAGCCGAGCGCGAACTTCCATGGTTGGAGTTTCTGCCATTATCGCCTCGCTTTCGCTCTACGCTCTGCCTTCTCTTGCTCTTTTGCCTTGAGAGTCCAAAGCGCAGTCCACTCAGTTAATTCCATACTTGTAAGGGGGCGGTGTGCTGGACTCCCGTAAAGAAGTTCAGCCACCGACCTACCCAACTTTTCTGCTAATTCGAAAAGAAATCTACGCTCAGGATTCTTTAGGAAATCGTGCCTGTGCTTCGTCTACCGCCTCTGCTGTCAGACCAGATGAGCCAAGTGCCTTTGTAGCAAGGCGCTCAACTACTGCACCATTCTTTGAAAGGATGGACTCTTTATCTTGGTCTGTAAATACTGGTAAACCTGTTGCTGGGTCATAGACAGTTGAGATAACTGTCATGGCGTACATAAGACCGACATCTGTTTTGTCGCCCTTAGATGCGCCCTCACCCAACTTGGCGCGTTCCGCCGCTGTCATGGAGCGAACCTCTACGGTTACTCCCCACTCTGGAACTTCTACAAGTTCTTTTGTGATGTCATCGGCACTAAAGATTGTTTCTTTGAGACTCATTTATTTCTCCTTGGACACTAGGTTGGTCACGACTTATTAAGTTGTATGGTTATTAAATTATGCGTATGTACCGCGTGTTACGGCACCTGTTACTTGGAACTCTGCTGAGTATGTCACGACATCGCCAACAGCGCCAGACTTCTCGTAAGAAGTCATAATGCACTCGCCTGTGTACTTGACCTGACCAGCAGTTGAACCCTCTGGACCATATTCGAATGAAACTGTTGCCGCTTGTCCTGCGATTGCCGCTAGGTGAGCATCAACTGTTGCATCAAAGTTACCTGATGCCGAAACGGTTGAATCTGAAAGACCAACAATGTAGGTCTTTGCGCTTGAACCGAATGAAGTTGTTTCAGCGGTCTCAATTGTTTGAGGGAATGAAACATCTGTAAGTGTGTTTGAAATATCGGTAAGTGTGCCACCTGAATTGTCTACCTTGAATACGGTGGACTTACCATGACGAAATGTAGGCATTTGTTATCTCCTTGAAAAAGCCACGATTGGGGTGGCGGTACCTGTGGAACCTGCAACCGTGTAGTTCACGCGCAGGTATCTTGCTACTGATGTTCCAGCCGCAACTTCAACTCGGTAAGAAGTCTTT